AAAAAAGTAAATGGAGAAAATGAATTTAAGGTTTCAGAAGTTAAAAAAATATCTGAACTTTTAAATCTTAATGAAAAAGAAAGAGAAAAAATATTTTTTTAAACTTTTTAGACACTTAAAGTAAACAAAAAAAGAAAGGAGGAGTATGGAAGAAATAGTAGAAATTATTAATAAAAATTTTATAACTGAGAATCAAAAAATCAAAAAAATAACTATTCTTCTTGATGTTTATGACGAGAAGACTGAATTAGTTCATGGTATTCTAATAACTTTACCTTCACAGAATAATTCTTTCTTGGAGTTACTAAAACAAGTTTAAAAGAAGGATTAGTATTATTAAAAAAAGGAAGACGAAAACTAACATATTGAGAATCAAAAGGTTCAATTCTTAATGGAATAGTAGCAATATTTTCAGGAGATAGAGAGGTAAAGGTTTTAGAATTTTCTTCTTCACTAATCATTATTTGAGGAACTTTAAATTTTAAGTCGTTGTAATGTTTATTTTTTGGTGAATTATCTACATAAACTTCATCGATAGTTATGGGATGAGCAGAAGAATTACTGATTTTAACTGAGATAACTGCTATTTTAGTAGTGTTAAATGCAAGATTTGGAATATCTTTAGAATTTATTGTATAAGAATTTCTTAATGGCTTAATAATTAATTTTGGCAAATAAAATTTGTAATTAAAGAAATCAATAGCTAAAGCTAATGAACCTGTTATAACACCAACAATACTCAATATTAGTTCTAGTTTCATGAAAGTTTTCCTTTCTAAAAATATTTTATAAAATTATATCTTTTTATTAAAGAAAAATCAACAAAAAGAAAGGAGTGATCGAATGGGTGGAACAATATTAATAGTTTTAATAATAAGTTATAGCATATTAATAACAATACAAATAAGCATATCCAAAGAATTAATGGAAATTAAGAAAATTCTTTGGAAGGTGGCTGAGGATGAAAGTCTTGAATTCACTTTGGAAAAGTCCAAAAAAGATCCCAAATAACCAGTAAATTAAGTTGGAAAGCCTTATAAAAATAGAATCTGTTTTTAAACCTAGATATTGGAAAATAGTTCTAGGTAAAAAAATGACCATATCTATCCAATGAAATGGACTAAAACATCTTTTTATTCTATTTTTATAAACCCCTAAAGCATAGTCAAACATCTTTAGTTCTACTCCAACGAAAATATTTAAAGGAGAAGGATATGCTTTAAATGCAGAAGCGTTAAATTGGGCTAACCGTCCATAACCCATAGGTTGAGTTATAGGGATGAGACTATCTTCTACACCAGCATCTTTAAATAATTTAAGAATTTCATCTTTAGTTTCAAAAGCTAATTTATTTGGCTTGTCTGTCATTACTGTTAAAAAATATGAATGTATTTTATTAACTCTATAAAAACAATAACAATTTTTTAAAAGGGTATAAAAGAAAATACATAAAAATAAAATAAGGAAATTAGACAACATAACAAACACCTCACAATAATTTTCTTAAATTATATCACAAGTAGAGGATAAAAGGAAAAGGAGGGAAATGATGGGAATACATAGAAATGAATTTTTAAGATTGATAAAAATAATACCGTTTCCTGCTACTGCAAAATTAAAAAATGTAGTAGTAGTAATGGAAGCATATCAAAAAATGGAGGCTAATAATGAAAATCAATGAAACTAAAACTTTTGCAAGAATATCTTTTAAAAATGTAGTTAGATACAAAATAAAATGGTTAATCAGTTTAATATGGAGGTTATACAACAAATACATAGAGTTATATGATTTTGGAGATTTATTTTAAAAGGGAGGATTTCTCAATGGTAGAAGTAGAAGTAGATGATCATTATAGGTATATAAAAAGCTCGTTTAGAAACCATAAAATTTGTATTCTTATAGACGAAGATACAAATGAATTCTTTGGTTGGGTTGAATTATTAGAAAGTGACAATGTTAAAGGTGTAATTCCTTCTATTGATACAGAAATCAAAGTAAATCTTAAGCTAAAATTCATAATATTTAAAATGAAGGATAAAAAATATTACAATTATCCATTCTATGAAAATAAGTGTCAAGACATAGTTACTCAATTATGTACAAGAGTTAATTAAAGGAGGGAAAATGGCAAATTACAAAATAACAGTAGATGAAGCAGTAGCTCTATCAGGTGGAGAATTAAATAAAGATGATGTTTATTGTCTAATTCGTGCTAATGAGGTTCCTGGCTGTATCTACAAAAAGAAAAATGAAGAAAATGAAAGAGGAGCTTACTTAATAATAAAGGCACATTGGTTAAATTTTCTAAATGGGAAAAGTTATAAAAAAGAAAAAACATCTGCTACTCCCGACCAAAGTTGTACAGATGTTTAAGAGAAAATATTTAGGTAATATTTCACCTAAATTATATCTCGAATTCATTAAAAATTCAAGGAGGAAATATGATCACTATTAATTTACTCAATTTCGTGTTGAGTGAACTTCAAAACAATAATAGAAGTTATGCTGATGTAACAGAGGTTTTTATTAAAGGCAAATATAGAATAGATACTTACAACTTCTATAAGTGTGCAGCCAATATAAATTATGATCCAACTAGAGAACTTATAGATCCTGGATTAATTATAAAAGGAAATGATTTTATCATAGATGTGAGATTGGCTAGAGGATATGCGACAGTTTTAAATTTCATAGATTTAAAAGCGCCTGAAAAAACAGTGCAAATGCCAAATTTAATTTCTTATAGAGATGGAATGTATGTAGGTGATTAAGTGTGGGAATAAAAGTTAATCAATTTTATGATAATGTAGACTGCCCACGTGAGTTTGTTTGTGCTTATTGTGGAATACATGTCTATGTTACTGATTTTAAAGACAAAAGAGTTAAATACTGTAGTGCTGTATGCGAGAAGCAATACTGGAGAGAAAAATCAAAGCAAAATGCAGCTTACAAAAAAAGAAGTCGTGAAAAAGTCCTTGGACTTAGAAATTATAGTGCAAAAGGTATGGCTATTAAGTTATATAAAGAAAAGAAAGAAGCTGAGGAAACTGAAAATATAGGAGGGAAAAAATGAGTAATAATCTATTAGATCTAAACTCAAAATTATTTGAACAAATGGATAAACTTAGTAAAGAAAATATTTCAGAAGAAGAGTTAGAGAAGGAAATTAGTAGGAGCGAAACTATGATAAAACTCGCAACTGTAATTATTAGTAACGGTGAGTTAGCTCTTAAAGCAGCTAAGTTTAAAGACGACATGTTGGATGCAACAGCTAAACTACCTAAAATGCTAGAGGGATAGAATATGAAAAAATACACTGATGAAATGATTGAATTTTTGAAAGAAGTTACTCCAGGGAAAACATATAAAGAAATAACGGAGCTTTTCAACAATAAGTTTAATTTAGACACAACTGTAGAAACAATGAAAGGTCTTCTTAGTAGAAAGAAAATCCACACTGGAACTCTAGGGCAGTTTAAGAAAGGCTCTATCCCTTGGAATAAGGGAAAGAAAGGTTATGCGGGAGCTAACAAAACTTCTTTCAAAAAAGGGAGTAAGCCGAAGAATTGGAAACCAATTGGAAGTGAAAGAATTAATGCAGAAGGTTATACACTCATAAAAATTTCTAATGAAGGTGGTATGTGGAAAAGGTGGGCTTTTAAACATAGAATTGTATGGGAAGAACATCATAAAAAGAAGATTCCAAGAGGGTCTGTAATTATCTTTGTTGATGGTGATAGAAGCAATTTAAGTATAGAAAATTTAATTTGCGTAACAAGAGAAGAGTTAAAAGTTCTTAATCAATGTAGATTAATCAGTTCTGTTCCTGAATTAACTAAGACAGGTTTAAACATAGCTAAAATTAAGATTAAGTTAGCAGAATTAAGGAAGGAGAAGAAATGAATATAACTGAATACAATTCTAAAAATACGGGAAAGCAAGTTCTAGTTTTAAGAAAAGATGATATAAAAATTTTAAATCATTTTGCAAGTATTGCAAAGTCTGGAGAACTTAAAGGACTGATAGTTGCTGGAAAGTATGTTGGATTTACTGACACATATAGACTTGCATCTATTAAAGATACTCATGAAGATTTATCTGGAACTTATGCCCCTCTGATATTCCCCATTTTAGAAGAACTAAAAAATGCAACATCTATAGCTGTACTTAAAGATGGAAAAATCGCAGTTCAAATAGAAATGGAAGTAACTGAGTATGAACCTATGAAGGATATAAAAGTTCCTGATATATCTAAAGTAGTTGAAGACTTAGAGTATGAGAGTTATTCTGAGGCATATCCAACTATTAATTTTTCTGAAAATATAGTCTGGAAGATGTTAAAAACTCTAGCTGGCCAAGAGCGTTACAAAAAATACTTTAAGTTTGAAAATGGAAGAGTAACTGTTGAAGCTTATCCAAATGAGGATTCTAAGTTAGTTTTAGAAATATTGGAGCTAGTGAATGATAGAACAAGTTTAGTAACTGATTTAGACTGTAAATACTTAGACTTGTGGTTCAAATGGACTAAAAATAGTAAGTTTGATTTAGCAACAGGAAAAAATAGTAATTGTGCTGTTAAGTTTAGTAAAGACAGTGTTGACTATATCGTTATGCCTTTAACGATGATTAGATAAGGAGAGAAGTTAGAGTATGTTTACATTACCAAAGAAAAGAGAAAAGAGAGTTGCAGGAAGAACTACAGAAGTTATAAGAGTTAGAAATTCTACTCTTGAATATGTTGATGAAATGGTTGAAGAAAGTGGCTTATCAAGACAAGAAATTATAGATAGAGCAGTTAGATATGCTTATGATGATTTAGAATGGGAGGAAGAATAATGAAATTATATGAAATAACAAGTGAAATGAGAGCTTTAGATGAATTGTTTTTAAGTTGCATAGATGAAGAAACTGGAGAAGTTAAAGATGATGGTGTGATTGATATTTTAGAACAAGAATTAAAATTACAATTGCAAACAAAAGGAGCAGGAATAATCAAATCTTTTAAAAACTCTGAAGCAATGTTAAATGGAGTTGATGAAGAAATAAAAAGACTTCAAGCTTTAAAAAAATCTATTTCTAATCAAATAAATAGTAGAAAAGAATACATAGTTAGAAATATGGAAATGATGGGAATCACTAAGATAGAAACTGAACTTGGAAATTTAAGTTTAAGAAAATCAAAATCAGTAAATATCTATGATGAAAGCTTAATAGATAAGAAGTTTATTGAGATAGAAACAAAAGAAAAAATCTCAAAAACTGAAATTAAGAAAGCTATTGAAGCTGGAGAAAATGTTCAAGGTGCAAATATAGTAGAAAAGAATAGTTTAAATATAAAGTAAGGAGGATAGATGAATAAGATAATTTTTATAGATACAGAAACAGGTGGAGTTAATCCAGAAAAAGCTGCACTAATACAACTTTCAGGAATAATAAGAATTGATAAAAAAGATGTAGAAAAATTTAATTTTTACATAAAACCTTTTGAAAATTCAGAAGTAACTGAAAAAGCTTTAGAAGTTCAAGGAAGAACATTAGAGGACCTAAAAACAGATAAATATGTTGAAGAAAAAGAAGTTTATAAACAATTTATAAATATTCTTGATAAGTATATAGATAAATATGATAGAACAGACAAATTTATTGTTGCTGGATATAACGTAAGGTTTGATGTTGACATATTGAAAACATTTTTTCAAAGACATGGAAATAATTTCTTATTTAGCTATTTAGATTCTTCTATGTTAGATCCTTTGTACTCAATTAGATTATTACAGATAGCTGAGATTTTACCAGTTTTAGAAAATAATAAACTTGAAACTTGGTGCAAGCACTTTGGGATTGAATTAAAAGCTCATGATAGCTTAGAAGATATAGAAGCAACAAAGAAACTTATTGGAAAATTAATCTCATTAATTAGGAAGTGATAAATATGGCAAACATGATAATGGTTCTTGGAGAAAGTGGAACAGGTAAATCTACAAGCATTGAAAACTTAAACGAGAAAGAAACTTTTATTATTCAAGCTGTTGATAAACCTTTACCATTCAAAAGTTTTAAAAAAAGATATTCTTTAAG